CATATATCTTACTTAAGTCTTTAAAGTCTTTTTTTGTAAAATCTCCATCGAGTCTATATATAAATATATTACCTGATCGATAATACTCTCTAAAGTATTGATCTTTAAGCTTCCATAAGTTAATTTTCTCAAACCATTTGTAAATAAAATTGTTTGCGCTTTCAGATCCTCCTTCCAAAAAAATGTCTGAATTAGAGAATTCAGACATAACATCAATTGCATTTCTGAAGATTGGAATATTAGCATAAGCTTTTTGGCACAACTCAATTGTTTCTCTAACATTGACTCCAGAGTTTGTCTGTCCGTATGGCAATATTCCGCTAGCTATATTTGAAAACTTTTTAGATTTATTTTTATTTTTTCTTGTTGCTATTCGTGATGATTGGTCTTGAGTAGATGAATCGACAAATGACCCTACTGCAATCTTTGAATGAGTAGAGCCTTCGCTTACATAATATGTTTCGCCACTTAAAGATGGCTCGATCCCAGATTCTGGCGCTTGATTAGGCTTTTGAAATTTGTTCCAATATGCAGACTTTTTATTGTATTTTCTTTTCATATTACTCTGTATATTTATATTATACACAGTAAAGTCAAAAAGTCACTTTAAAGTTACTTTTAACTTTTATTTTATGAACATTGGGGTGAAACTATAAACCTCTTCGTCTTTAAAAGAATGTATGTCACCCCAAATTTTAATCATCCAATTTCCCAGTACTAAAGCGGAGTAGCAGTCTTTTCTAGCTTTACTGGGGCCAGTGGTTCTTTTTAGTATAAGGGGTAAGTCAAATGTTTGTGTCCCTTGGGGTGAAGATTTAACTTCTATAAGTGCACATTGACCTTTAGTATAATCCATCATATCATATTGATGCTCTACTAAATCAATCATTTTTGCTCCATCGCCTTGATCCTCATTATCGCTTACATTTAAAAATTTTAAATTTTTAATAGGAATTTTTTTTCTTCTTTGGTGATCAAAAGCATCGTCTATCGCTCTTGCGGCAAACCATATTCTTTTGTGGTCAAAATTTGCTTGTAGGAGCTCGTTAGCTCTTCTTATCCATTCTGATGTAGGTTTCCTAAGACAACAAGGAATACCTGTTTGATTACATTCTTTTTTGGCAGCCTTTAAGGACTTGTGATAATTTTCTATATCATCAAATTCTGTTTCTAAAACATTAATTTTTAAATTAGATTTTTTATACCTAGAGCTTTCCATGAAAGCATTCAGAAATTGAACTCCTCCATTATAATCTCCTATGATTGCAACTATGTTAAAATTATCTATTAAATAATGAAAATAGTTCATGTGATCTTTTAAACGTTGGCCTGCCATGGCATAGGCATGTACAAGGATACCCTGAGTTTTATCTTTAGTTAGTTTAAAAACTTGCATAGCAAAATCATCAGAACCTTCACTCTCTGCCCAGCTTGGATCGAAAGCCAAAATGTATTCTTCACCTTCTTCTCCCTTGACTTCAATCGATTGACCTGCCCCTTCTTCTATGGTGCATTCAGCCATTTTTGATATCTTAAAATAGCCTGAGCTGTCATCTGTAAATATTGCCCCGAACTCTCTGTCATATTGACTCTGACTCATGGTTGATTTTGCTTGATCAATCAGATTTTGATCAAACAACTGTTTAGGAGCACAATCGTATGAAAAATGCATAATAGTTCTTAAGGCATTATTGTTTTCGGTTTTATTTAATATGGATGTTTCAAAATTTTGATATAGTTTATATAAATATTCAAATTTATAACTTGCGGAAGAAAGCATTATCAATTTATTGTTTGGCCATTTATGTCTATCTTCTTCTTTCATCTTTCCAGACTCAATGAGTTGAGTTTCAAGATTATATAAATCTTCTCTCTCTTTTGGGTTTTGTACCACAGACAAGAATGGCACGATAACCTCATTATAAATTCTTTCAGGCATAAGAAGCATCTCATCGATAATAATTCTATGAAACCTAAAACCACGAAGCTTTGAACCATCACCTAATGGCAGAGCTCTAATTGAGCTTTCTCCTATTTCCATAACCCATTCATCATTTTGTTTAGATACCCTAGTAATACATTGAGATAGATAAGCTGCTTCTGGTTTAGCGGCAATATCTTCTATTTTTTTAAAGATCATTTTTGCCTGCCGAAAGGACTTTGACAGAATACCAATCTCTACTCCTTGATTAAGCATGGCATCCATAAAAGCAAAAATGCCAGTGGTCCATGATTTAGACATTCCGCGAGACCATATTCCCAAAAAGTAATCACTTTCAAACATAGCCTTAATAGCCATGTGTTGAAATGGAAATAAATCTACTCCAGCGACTAAATTGGTAGAGAAAGTAACATTCTCTTTCAGAAATTCATACAAAAGAAGTTTAGCGTCTTTCTCAGGAATGATTCCATCTATCTCTTTGAGATATGCATTTATATCCCTATTTTGAGGTCTTTCTTGTACTCCTGGCTCCCAGCTCATATTGAAGCCAATAAATTCATAGTTTCTTTCCAGTCCTCTACTTGAAAAACCTTGTGAGGCTCATGCAGTTGACTTGCTATAGCATAATCGTTTCCTCCTGGCATTGTTTTATCTCCGTAAAAATATATTAAACCATCAAGTTGCTTTATGATCTGAGATTTGTTTTTTCCTTTTTCATGGATATCTATACTAATTTGCCCTCCAGCTGTTGCTTCTAGGTTGGGAAATCTTTCTTCAATCGTTTTGCATATTCCCCATCTTTCATTGTTTATTTTATCCCAGGCATAGTATTCTAGTCTTTGATCTTGTGTGCAACTTCTGCCAACAACACTAATATTTAATAGGCCATCTCTTACTTCTATGTGATTGCCCCCTCTAATAGGGTATGGAGAGAAGCTTATCAAACTTTGGCATAAATTTAATAAATCAGCAGAAGGTTTCCAGTCGCAACTTTTCTTCAATTTCCCTTGCGCATACACTACATTACCTCCACATTGGTGAGACTCTGTTACTGACTCCCAGATTTTGTAGCCTACCTGTTCGATAGTTTTCATGTGATCTGATCCTGTCAACAGATATACATTCTTGTCTTTTATCCATCTGATAAAAAATTTTTCAAACTTGGAATCTATTCTAAGCCTACTTGGTGTCAGTGTTCCATCTACATCAAAAACAAAATTTACTTTTTCACTCATATTTTTAAAATTCTTTTGTCTATATAAAATTGAAGGTCTGATCCCCATATCTCTTCTCCATGATATAATAACCAATATATTAAATTTTTCGACCTTGTTCTTCCTCCAGAAAATACGAATTGGCAATTATCGGGGTACTTGTGAGCTATTGTTCTCATTTGGTGCCAGACGAACTTGAGGTTTGATTTGTGAGCTGCAGAACCATTATTCCTAACGATCTTATCTATTGAGCTTTCAACGACTATGTATAAATAGGAATCAAATTCTTTTACTCTGTCAAGTTCTCGAAGAAATCGTTCATACCCAACTGTCATTGTTGACTTAAAGTCGGTTTCACTTTTTCTCTCTATGTAGGTTCTGGTATAGTGTTGATTTGATGCCGTATAGTCTCCGAAATCTAATTTCTGCTTTCTTTGATGGGTGAACTTTAATGGATCTTGCTCTCTACTATCGACTAATATTTCTATTTGCTCTAAATTTTTATCTAAAGTTAAAAATTCTTTTTTTATATATTTATGTAATAAAGGCCTCACACCTAGCTTTCTGCATGCTGCAGAATAACTAGAAAAATATTTTTTATATAATTCAATGTGAGGCATTTCATTTAAAATTAATTCAAGATGATTCGGCGCATATTGCAAATTCTTTTGTTTTATTCGATTTTGTAACATTTCCAATATTACTTTTTGAACCTTTTCATCTTTTTCTTGTTCAGCCCATTTTTCTATTTCAGAACTATCATTAAAATATGTAGAAAAATATTGTTTTTTGTTTTTAAAAGGAATTAACTCTTTTGTATATAAGTTATATCGAGGATAATATGTAATATAATATTCAGATAATAATATACCATGTGCTTTTATGTGTGCATGTAATGATCTCTCACTCGAGAAAGACTCACTACATATTTTACAGACATGTGACATAATATATTATACATTGAAAGTTTATGTTTTTAAGCAAAGTATTGAACCTCTCTATTTGCTAAAGCAACAAGAGTGGTATAAGTGCGCGAAAATAAGCCTATATAGCGTCCTCCTTGGATATTCCTAATACTCTAGCCTTCCAAACATCCATTCGCTCCAAATTGTCGGCTTCTTGGGAGATTAACAGCTTTTGCTTCTCAGCCATGTCAACCATCATTTTACGATCTTTCTCATTTTGGAATAATTTTACTAATGACAATATAGAAGCATTATCTTTATGTTTATTTTTTATTCTTTCTTTTCTATCTCCATTTAATCTAGCTATTAGTGTTTCTTGTCTCTTCTCACATTGATTATACTCTTCACTTTTTGTTTTTAATAGTTCTGCTAATCTTACAGTCATATCTTGTTGATCTTCACAGTCTTCAAACATTCTATTTAATTTATCAATAGCTTTACTAATATTTTTTAAATGTATATAATCCATACAAACATTTATATATAAATTTAATTCATCACTAGTTAAGTCTGGTTTATCCCATACAGATCTTATATATTCAGCCTCAAATAGTTCTCTATCATCCATAGAGGTATAAGTATTAATAACTTGTATAAATCTAGGTGCCGCGAGAAACTTAATGCAGCTTTCTGAATGTTCTAAATCTTCTTGTGAAATATCAGCTTCAGTAATCTCTTGTTGAGCATAATCATTAATTTTTTTAATTACGCGCGAAATTGATCGAGGGGGAAAGTATTGGCTATTGATGGCGCTTTCTGTTGTGTGCAAAAGTTCTCTGTCAATGCTTTCTATATATTTAGCTACCTCTGTAACTTCTTTTGTTAAATTAGTAACATTGATATCTGGAAATAATATTTTAGATATTTCATATGCAGACATATTTTCTTTAGCATATTGTATAATAAATTCTTTTTGTTCATCAGTAAATATTATATCTTCTCTTTTTTCTTTTTGTGTGGTATTAAAATCAATACGATTCTCTACTAGAAACTTTCGTACAGCGCGACCTTCTTTGGTTCTACCGTCGAGAGAGTCATTGTCAAAAGTTCTTCTAGTTAATTCTATTAAGTCGTTAATACTTCCGTGACTAGTTAAGATAAAGTTTTTTTGGTCATCAGATAACATGTTATAAATTCAGGTTTGGTAATAATTTTTTAGCAAGAGCCTTAAAAAATTTTTCAAAGTTTTTAATTTGTTTATATCCAGCTCTTCTACCTTTTTCATTAGTCTTGTATCCCAATTTAGTAGCAATTTCTTCATTAGATAAATTTTGTATATATAACATCTCATATACTTCATATTTTTTAGGCGGGCAATTTTCTTTTATTAACTTATGCATTCTTTGTATAATTTGATCAAAATCATGCTTATCATTAGTGCCCGTGCTGAAAGCATCTTCTATATTCCCAGCCATATTAATATTTTGAGAATATTTTTTAGTTTTAGACCATTTCTCAAATAGAGGGCAGTTTGAGTCTTGCTGTCCTGTTTTTGTCCACGAACATTTATTATTCTGTTCGTTTTGCGAATCTATTGATCCACTTACATTAAAAGGGCATTGACCACAAGGACGCACAAAATTGCCATAGTGATTTCTTAGTAGATTTTTTAATTGATTTGATATGATTCTGTTTACCCACGGCATTAATGGACGCTTTTGGTCCCATAGGTTCCACTTATTATTTATGTGAACAATTATAATCTGACGAACATCTTCCCATCCAATGGAAGGTATAGCCTGTAGAAACCACTTACCTCGCCTTTTGTCTATTTCTTCCTCTATTTCTTGATATTTGTCTAAAAAAGTTAGTTTCTTAGGTCTGCCCCGTTTCTTCTTCATTCTCTAAATTGAAAAGATCTTCAAACTTTACACTATTTTTTTCAAAAGGAGAAATGTCGTATTCTAATTTTCTAATATTTGGGACAAAATTAATGTCAGTTTCATCTTCGTTTAACTTGACGTTAGATCTAACGTTTGGACGTTGAGTAATTGATGAAGAAAAACTAGATGCCGTAGATCCACCAAGCTCTTTTCCACAATTCGTGCAAAACTTTGGCTCTACAGCCAAGTAGCTATTTTTATGACCACAATTATTACAACTTTTAAAACTCATTTAATAAAAATAAAACGGGGTTTTTCTTTTGAGCTAGATAAAGAAGTTAACTGTATCTTTTTTGCATTAGGTTCTACAATTTGATAGTCCTCAGAACTTAAATTATGCTCAATAATTATATTAGTTATATTGCGATCTCTTTTTTTATCTCGCTGCCAATTATTCATGGCAGCAACAATTATAGCGCTAACAGCGCCGATTACAGCAGACAAAACAATTTCCATACACTAATATAATAACAATTGTAAATATAATTCAATTAATTATTGT